AAAGATGTGTCAAAAGCAGAAAGCCCCTCCCGCGTTTCCACGAGAGGGGCTGCCGCTCATGCCGGACAATTAAGGTTTAACCAGACGGCGGACGCCTTGGCTCATCGCCGCCTTGAAGCCGTAGAGGCATTCGACGGTGACAAAGATTTTGTTCGAGCTGGTTTCGGTGTAGCGGAGGTAACCGAAGGTGAGTCCGGTCTCCGGATCGGTGACTGCCCCTGCCTCGTCGTATTCGGCCACAGGCACGAGATAGCGCATGGCGATGGCAATGCCACTTGGATGAGCGGCAAAGCCGACGAGTTTCTCACCGTTGTCGGGTAGGATAGTCGACGGAAACACTTCGAATCCTGCAATGCGTCGCAACTGTGCTTCAATCACGCCCGGCTGCGAAAGCGGAAGGATGAAGCTCTTTGAAACAACGTCATCTGTCAGAAGGTTCGTGTAGTACGCGTCATCGAGGATAAGTGAGCGCCCAGTGATGGGCATCTTCACTGCGCTGCATGCCTCGCGCATTTCCAGCGTTTTCCTGTAGTTGAACGCGGTAGCCGCGAGGGCTGGAATGGCCGGGGTGCCGAAGTTGGCTGCCGTGATTTCCGAAAACACGTCTTTGAGCACGTCCTCGGCCAACTGCTTGACCGCCGCCGCCACCAAATTGTCGAGGATGGGCAGGGCTGTTTCAGCTGCCTCGCGCGCCGTCACGTGGACGGTCTTGTATTTGTGACGACTGAGGACGACGGGAACCACGGTAATGGTGGAATCCGCGTTGGTGGTGTAGTTGCCAGCGAAGTCGCTGGATTGGCCAGGTGCGCCTATAACCGGGACGCGCACAGTATCGAGCTTGTCGGCCGGTTCAGGGCTGAAGTTTGTCGAGAAGGCGCGCAAGGGAGTTAGCCCTGCCATGAACGGCTGGAGCGCGTTCTGCGCGACCTTGATGTCTCTGACGTTGGTGAGTGTGTTTGCCATGATTGTTACTTGCTAGAGGCTGCGAGGATGATTGCTTTTTGCTGAGAGGTGAGCTGGCGCCAGAAGGCCGTTTGCTCTGTCGGATCGGTAATGGCGGCAAATTGCTCAACCAACTGGTGAACGTGGGGTTCGCCTGCCGCGCTAACGTTTGCCGGCGCTTGATTTCCGGAAGCAGCAACAATTTCCGCTGCGCGCGCTGCCGCCCGTTTTTCGAGGTCTTGCTCAGCTGCTTCGAGGTCCTTGTTGCGATTGGATACCGATTCGATTGTCTGGCGTGCAGCGGTCAGATCGTTGACCAGCTGCTCGCGCTCGGCATTGACTGCCGCGAGTTCTTGGGAAACGGCGTCAGACTTTGAGGCGAGAGAAGTGATCTGCGCAGTGGCTTCGGTAAGAAGGACCTCGCGGGCTTTTGCCTCGTCGGTGAGTTTGGCCAAGGAAGCTTTGGCTTCGGCCAGTTCGGTTTCGAGTATGGTTGTGTCCATGGCCTCGGCGACCGTGTCAACTTCGCGCACATGCAACTCGCGCAATCTGGCGATGACTTGGGCCCTTCCATCTACCATTCCGGCCAGGTTGAGTCGCATGGCGCGCCGCCCGCTGAAGGTCTGGCCTTCCATTGCCTCGTCGGGGATCTTCCGTCCGCGTGCTAAAACCGCACTGCGGAAGTCGGTGGCGATATCTTCGACCTCGCTTTGCAGCCAATCCTTTTGCTCCTCGGTCAAGGAAGTGCCTGGCGTGCCCGCGCTCTTGAACTTACCCGCCGCGAAGACATCCATTTTGAGTCCGGCTTTGGCGAAGGCCTCGCTGGAGTCGATCACGGGGAGGATCACGCCGATAGAGCCGACTCGCGCACTTGGTGTGGCGTAGACGGCATCGCATTGGCTTGCCACCCAGTAGGCTGCCGAGCACATCTGACCCGCGCTGAAAGCATAGACGGTTTTGAGCTTCGAAGCTGCGGCCACCGCTGCTGCCAGCTCCGGTGTTCCGTTGACCGAGCCTCCGGGACTGTCGATATCCAGGAGAATGGCCTGCACGTCTTCGCGCTCGGCGGCCTCGTGGACCGCAGCCAAAACCTCTTCAGTGTCTGTAGCGCCGAAGACCAGTTGGTCGATGACGTCCGGGTTCCGCATCATCGGGCCACGTAGCGCAACGGTGCCAATGCCTCCTTCTACCGAAATCAGTTTGGACTCGGTCCGTAGCGTGGTGGGAACGCCTTCTTTGAAAAACGATTGTGCCGCGCTGTAGATGACTCCGAAGGCCTCGGGAGTGATCAGCCACGGCTGCTTGTGCAGCTGACTCAGGTTCACGGCCTACGCCGGGGTGTCAACTTTGACGGCCTCGCCGGCGGGCTTCCAAAGCATTTCAGGCGGCACGCCATATTTGGCGGCGGTTTCCATGATGAGCTTGGCATCCTGCGCTCGTCGCTCGATTTCCTCACGGAAGTCGGCACCAAGTTCTTGGAAGTGATCTGTCAGAGTCTTGAGCCCCATCTCGACATCCGAACGGTTCTGCTGAGCTTCGCGCCCGGCATCGACCGTAATGCGCCTCGGCGTTGTGCAGGAGATGCGCCACCAGTTTGGCAATGGTGGAAGAACGCCTTGCTCGATTGCATCAGCGATGACAAATGCCCAGACCGGTTCGATCAGCCGCCTGATGAGGATAAGTTGGCGAAAGGAGAAGCGGCGGTCGGCCTTAGCCACGATGAGTCTCACGCCCGCGCCTCCGACCGAACTTGAGTCGGCGGCGAATTCGTAGGGGAGAACTCCCAGAGCGGAATCGCGGCGCAGGTGGTTCAGGAATCCGGTGAAAGTCGGGCTTGGGCGGTTGGAAACAAACGTGTCGATCGACTCGTCGGGCTGAAGGGCTACGATTTTGCCTCCCATGATTTTCTGAAGGCTGGCGGGATCAGATGGGGCAGCCGTGTCGGTTGGTGTGCCGACGGAAAAGTCTGCAGAGTCATCGAGCAGCTCGGCTCGCGAGGTCTTGAGGATGCGTGCAATGTCAGCATTGTCTTTGACCGCATGCTTTTCCAGAGCAAGCAGCTCCATCTCATCAAGAACATGGTTGATGGAGTGCTGGATGGTTGGCGCATTTCGCACCGCACTTGCCGACTCTGGTTCAAAGATGTGCAACATGGACTCGGCGACTACGTCGCGTATGCCGCCATCCTCGAGGATGCGGTAAAAGCGGGGAGAGCCGTCTGCGGCCAGTCCGACGCCGTCCACGGTTTCCTCAGTCTCATCACCGATGCGGTGAGATTCGATGAGCTGCAGCTTTGGGCGCCCACCTTGCCGTACCTTCAGCACAAAGTATTCCCCATCGATATCGATGCCGCGGCAGATGAGCGACTGGCACTCTTCGAAACTGAAGCGGCCGGTGACTTCGCAACGCGATGACCAGCGCCGGAAATACTCTTCTGCCTGCTCGTTCCATTCGGGGCTGGCGGTTTGTGCCTGTGGGCGGATGCCGTCTCCGGTCGAGTAGATGGCCATGTTGGCCACGATTTCTCGGACGAAGCCCGAATTCCGATGGAGGTAGCGGGAGCGCCGGACCAGTTCTCGACGAACGTGGGGTGTGAGGTCGAGTTTACCATCTCGGGGAGCGGCGCCTGGCACAATGCCGCGCCGCCGGGAAAAGTTGGCAGCATCGTATGGTGAAGCCCACGATTTTGGCTGTAACACCGGTGGCAGGAACAGTGACGCTAACTGTCGAAGCTTGCTAATCATCGGTCAACAAACGCGACTCGGGACTGCCCAATTCGGGCACTTGGTGTGTAGGTGGCGGGCGCGAGCTTACGCAGAGCGGATTGGCAGGCCGCGATCACAGTATGAATTTCGTCGATACGGCGCTTGGTTGCCGAGGAACCAGAGTCCGACCAACTGGCCAAGGTCTTGGTCAATTCGGCCTTATGGATGGAGAGGATTTCCTCAACCTCCGCCTTTGTGAATCCGATGGTGTAGTCGATCGTTGCCACCTTGGCGGCAGCTAGTGTCAAAGCTCGGTGATGCGCAGATACGAGCGCACGAGGCTTGTCGGGCGAATTTTTCTCCAGACCCCGTCTCCGGAAACACTGTCACGCTGCCCTTTTGAATTGGTGTTGCCCTCAACGGTTACGATTTGTGACGAGCCGGTGGCCTTGTCCTTGATGACAACGCCGATATGACTGAAGTCAAAAATTGCTAGGTCACCTGCCATTGCCTTGGCGCCGCGTCCGAGGACCGGAATCTCTTTTTCTTTCGCCCACCTAGCAAAATCAAAGGCTCCGGCTGTTTTAGGCCTCCAAGCTTCGGCCTCTCTGTCATTGCGCAATGACAAGGCCGTCCGGACATCTGGCTGCTTAAGCCATTGCCGAATAACCCAGCAGACGAATGCCGCACACCACGGCCATGGGGCCGGTTTCAGCCACGTGGCGGATTGGTATTCGACAATTTTCGGTCCGCGGTTATTTCCGCCGGTTTCTCTTACTCCGATCTCTGCTGCTGCGATGTTGGCGAGTGTTTTGCGAAGGCTCATGCCTCCGGCTCAGAGTCAACTTGCGTGTCTCCGGGCGGAGTAAACTCGCGACCGATCAATTTTAGCATGACGGCGGCCACCACCTGCATGCACTCGCAGTCCCAGTAGTGGTTTGGCCGCTGGCCGATCTGCTTCCACCGCCAAGTTCCGTTGAGGTTAACCCGATGCTCGCTTTCCATCTGACTGAGGTAGTCGTCATCGATGTCGTCTGGGACTTCCCAAGTTGGTCCCTTTTCGGAGTTCTGGTTTCGGCGAAGGCGGGACAGGATGTCCTTAACGTTGAGGTTGGACCAGTAGAAGACCGATGCCTTTTTGTCGGCCGACAAAAC